TAACTAATTCAACTTTAGCTGGCCAGATTTCTCCGCTATTTTTAATTATTTCTCCGACCTTAAAACATAAAAATGGAGTTTGACTACATTTGATAAGATATTTTAATACATAAGTTGCAGCTAGCCCTCCTACTGCACCAAATAAAGATCCATAAAAAGAAGCCATTTTTGCTTGCTTTGCCAGTTCGCCTTTTGGAACTGTTACTTTACCACTAGTAACAGGACTTGCTAATCTTCCCGACCAGTTCGTTCCGGTTCCGCTACACGGCTCAGTTTTAAATCCAGTCGCGACAACTGTTGATTTTACTACTTTTCCTACCGTAGGATCTTTGGGGCCTAATGCGGCAACTATACTTTCAGCCATCGCTTTGCCAGCCATAATACCAAGCCCTGCTGCTATTAAAGGTATTAAATTAATATACATAGCACTTTCATCACCCTCATAAATATAATTTAATTCATTCATTTGAAGATTAACAGATACTGATGTAACTTCTGGATTTTTGATGGTGTGTGTATAGTAATAATCTTTTTCTCCATGATTTCTTGGGCCATATAATGGATAATCTACAATTTTAGTATGAGATGGCAATTTAAATTCATTATTCATCAAAGAAGCACGAGCTTCTGGGGCGAGTAGTGTGTCAGGAATAGATCTATCTAGGTTACCATTAAGATAATGGCCGATACGCATATCAAAATGAAATTTAGAGAAATTAAATCGATCACTTTTATCTCTAATCGGCACATCATTTAAAAAGATTGATCTAGCCCAGGCTTGAGGATCAGCATCTATATCTTCAGGTGCTACTGGATCTAAAGTAGGGTTAGAAAAAGTTAAAGTTAAGTTAGAGTCTTGAGATGTATATCCTGTTCCAGAGTCTTGTACTGAGATAGCTACTAAAGAATTTTCTTCAATAGTTACAGTAAAAGATGGAGGTGTATAATTTGTAGCATCTCCAAATATATCTCCAATAAATTGATCAAAAACAAAACCTAAACCAGTTTGAGAAACATAAAACTTTGCTACTCTACCTTCGGTCCCGTTTTGGGATAGGTGTGTACCATCAACAGATATAATAAGCGGCCTTTTAGGAAAATTTGTGTCTGAAAATATATTGTTTGTTGGATTTGTATTTGGAATAATCTGTCTTGCTATGGCATCTGTTTCAGCATCTTCAGTGTTGTTAGTCGTACAAAATAAAAAATCGTTGGCTTGACCTAAAGTGCTAAAACCAAAACCCCTATCAATAACATTAACACTAGAAACTCCGCCATATTTATCTGTTGATATTTTAGCTTTAAATGAAATATATGTATGCCCATTGTTTTGTGCATCAACTTTTGAGTTGCTTAACCCATAAGCATAAAAGCTGGAGTCTGGGGCATAACCTTTTCCTGCATTTCGTATATCGATAGAGCTAACGCCATAACTCTCATTATAAATTGAAAAGCTAGCTTTTTGACCGTTCGCATTTCCGTTCTTAAATCTGTAATTAACTCCATTGTTGGTTAAATTCATATCAACAATTCTACCAGTATATATCGATGTAAACATTTGGTTAGTTATCTGATTAAATAAACTGACATTGAGTCTTTCGAGAGTTAATGATGCATTAGCAAATTGATCTGGAATTTCCCAGTTGTCATCTAGCTCACTAAGTTCAAATGGTTTAGCGAATACTTGTGTACCAAAATCTGCTGGATTGATGCGTTCAGAAAATATTCCTTCGGGGCTTTCATGATCACCAGGAAACGGTTGATTATTACGAATATGATCTGCCCAGTTTTGAAAAAAACCATCTCCGCCAGCAGGTATATTCAATGCTCCATTATTAACATCAAAAGAAACTGTACTAGAGTTGTGGCTGTTATCAATTTCGCAAACCAAGCCATAATCTTGAATTCGAGAAATTTGTCCACCGTCTGATAGATTTATACCGCCGTAAGGACATAAACTATTGTCATGTGGTACGATTGGCGTAAACATGTTAAGCGTTGTATCAAACACACAGTTTCCAGGTACATTCAGCAAATTTATTCCAGTAATTAGGCCTCTTGCAGAAACACTTGCCACAGCTTCTATACTAGTAGGACAGACATATTTAGATGAACTAGAGGAACCACCAAAAGTTGTGGTACTTTTTCTTATCATATATACCGTTACTCTTGGAAAAATAAAAGGACAATAATAACCTTTAGGGTCATTTGAATCATCATTCGCTATAACTCCAGGATCTAATATTGGAACTTGAGTAAAATTTTGATTTCCTCCAGATATAGTATATGTAGGTAAACCACCAGTTCTTTGTCCTGGAGCAACAGTAGATCCGCAACCAACAGAAAAACTTGGATAATTCCTTCCGTTGAAATTGTTACCAACAAGACCACCTAAAGCTGTACTCATGGCAGTGAAAAGATCGTTTGAAAAAGCCGCACTTCGATTAATTAATGTACCCAAGTTATGTGTGCCAGGAGAGAATCCTCTGAATGCATTATAACCACCAGTCCATTGAAAGCTTCTACCGTTTGTTACGAGATTACTATTGATAGTAATATTAGTCATACCAAAATAAGCAGTCCCAGATACAGTAACTGTCATTGCACCATTAACCCAATTCCAGCTACTGCCACCCCATTGTAGCCATTGTGCTGTTTCAAGAGTTAAAGTTACTGATCCGTTAGTGTTTGCAGTACCGCCCGCATAACATATTCTTGGCATCTGCGACCAAGTAAAATTTGTTAAGGGAATAGTGGCATTATTATTGTTAAAGAATTCGTTGTTAATAAGCGTTTCAAAATTACTATCGTTTATTGCATCAGAATATCTAGATAAGTCTAAACATTTAGATGTTGAAATTCTATCAAAAGAAGAAGATTTAGATATTACTGCATTAAAATCAAAATCATCAGAGTCTGGGTTAATAGTAATATTAAATGCATTCAAACCCAATCCATCACCCATAGAAAAACTAGCGTTTAAATTTTCTCTATCTCTCTCCAGTAGATTTAATTGAAATACTGGGAAATTTTCACCATTTACACTCTCGGTAACTAAATATATAGAATTTAAAAATCCATTGATTGTATTAAGGTTGTTTGTATTTGCTTGCAATTCTCCATCGTCTAAACTTAATAAAAATAAACCATTAGAAGAAACTAAATGTGGATCTGTTGCATCGTTTGAATTATTTGTCCCGTTTGTTACACCACCTTGGTCATCTGGGTCAGAAAAACTAATACCACCAATATTAACTTCATTAGTTTGGGAAGGTGCAGGAACAATAATTCTTAAACCATTTACTGCTGGACCATTAGCTTCAATAACTTGATTCGTCATATTAACATAATTCTCACCAGCATTAAGAATTGGAATCTGAGCAGAATTATTTTCAGAAAGAAAAGCTCCTTGAGCTGAATTGTATGTAATCGTTCCTACTGAAATTCTTCCAGCTGAAAAATTAAGACCTTCAGATTCATATGGAAAATTAGATGCACCATTGTCTCTATCGAACCCAGTAATTGGGTTAGCTAGACCAACAATGGGACCTTCAGATAAAACCTCTAATGATTTATGAATGCTAATAGATTCTAGTTTTTGATATCTGCCTCTTGAGCCAACTGTTAGTGGTTGAGTAGGAGACCTCCATCCATCACATCTGTCTTGCTGGTTAGTTACTGCATTCCCATTAATGATTGGTCTTTCAATACATAAATCTGCAGAAGATTGTGGCCTCATAGAAAAATCTCTTTGTCCAGCAGGTGGCCAAACAAATGGTCGATTAGTCGAAGGAGAACCATGATCCCACCAGCTGCTTTGAGGTTTAGATTTTACACCCCCATTGCCTTCTGTTGCTCCTATAGTATATTGCTCATTTGATTTACCTCCCCCGCCATAATATTGATTGATTGGCTCATTATCTTGGTCTTGAGTGATAGATTTGAAATTTGCCGATTGACTATTACTAGTGAAACGTAAACCTGCGGAGCCAATTCTTTTTGTGGCATCTTGAAAACTAATGGGATTTAATGGAGACGCAAAAACTCCGGTTTCATTGTTTCGTAAATCTACTATAGCAGATGTATCAACATGGCTGTAATCAGCATCTTGTACATTAACTATCCTTCTTAAGTTATTTCCTCTAAGTCTTGGAGAGTAAATCGTGGCATTATCATAATCATAATCATAATTTTGTATAGTTGATTGAACAACTTTACTTCCAACCCTTAACTGACCATAAACTACAGGCACAGGAGAGCCTTGCTCTACAATATTTTCATTTTGAGAATAGATAAAAGAATTGGTTGTTATGATCTCATATTCAGGAGTACCATCATCAGACATTCCATCGCCCAACATATCAGTAAAAACCGACATCAAATAACCAAGAATCATATTTTGCCCGAAACCAACAGCAAGATCACCAGCACCAGATGATCCAACTATTGAAGGTAGTATATGATATTCATTATCCAGTAAAGGTAGATCCAGGCAATATTGTTCGTGTTCATTATTGTTGGAATCAACAAAAATATAAGAAACTCCAGATAAACTTTTATCTATATAATATTTTTTAAAATCTGGAAAATTAGTACATAATGCAGAAATAGCTTCACGCATTGTGTTAACATTTAATGTGATCTTTTCACAAAAATGCTCCGCCATATCTCCGTGCAATATAAACTTCTTCATTACTCCTTATACCTATATGTTTTATACACTTTATTTATCAATGAATCTGTAAATAGTTGAGAGGAAGGCATAGATGTAATTGGATGATGAGATAAATATCCTTTTTGATCAACGACACCTAAGTGGTAGTATTGCGATACATCTGGATAAAAAACAACAACATCTCCATATTTCCTTTCATTTATATTAACTTCAAAAAACAAATTTTCAATTTCATTTAATAATCTATCATTACTATCATTTAAAGATCTAGCCCAATTAAAAATATGATCGGATAAATTAATTTTAAAATTAAAATAATAAAAATCTTTCACATAAGAGACACAGTCTTGAAAGAAGGGTATGAAAATTCTATCTTTTAAAGGTCTAGGTTTATAAGAACAGGGGTAATACAAGCTAGATGATTTAGAGGATGTAGAAAAAACATAAGAAGGTAGACTCAATGAATTCGATATACTTTTATCTATATCGCTCAAATCAGAGCTATCAATAATATGAGTATGAAATAAACTGATTATTTTATTATTTAAATAATATTTGTAAAAAGATTTATTGTTGGATGAAAAGCTGTGAGGGTCTGCAATATTAAAGTTCTCTAATTCTATAAAATCGCAATAAGAATAAAAGTCATCAAAAACAAAAATCCCAAAAACCTCAGAAAGCTTCGATTTTAAGGCATACTTAAATGCTTTATGTATAGGTTTAGTATTCCCAAGTCCCAGGGAATCCTCCAAAGGGTAATCCATTAGTCCTTTCTTGAGCTCCAAATCTAAGCCTGCATCCTGATATATTTTTTGAACATGTATCTAGAACCCATTTATCTTTATGGAAAACTGGGTGATCTCCAGAAGTATCATCTTGTAGGCAGACAAAAATTTTATCAACATCTTGAGAGTCTGGTGGAGCGGTTATGCTAACAGCAACTCCAGCTCTATAATTTATGGTGGGATCATAACCAGTTACACCTAGTCCGTCATAATTGACTAAATTACCCTTTCCATCAGTTTGAGGAATGCCATTATAACCGCAACCTATATTGCTTCTGTACCTCCACTGACAAGTATTATAAACTATTTTTCTGCTAGGAATAAATGCATTTTCTTTCTCGAGAGGAGAAGCTAATTCGAGCTGAATTACATTTTGATTTTCTAAAATCTTTTTATTTACTACATATTTTTCAACAGGAAAAGAAACTTCTGTGGGTGTTCCATATGGATTTACTCCATTGGGGAAATTATTTCCACTTAAAAACTTAACGAAAGTTCTTGTTCTTTTAAAAGAATAACCAACAAAATCTTTAAAAAATCTTGTCTTTAAGCTAAAAAAAGAATCATGATTATCTATCGTTACAGTTGGTCTTGGCAAGCTAGAGTCTGTCGAATCAAAACCTTCTGCTTGAATTGGTACATAATAATAAGAATTCCCCTGGTATTCTATTTCAGTATTTAATCCATTTTCTCCAGCGTGAAAATAATAACTCGCGCCATGATCTTTGAGAACTATTTCATATAGGGTAATGAGGGTTGATGGCTCTAACTTATGAATTTCATTATAAATAGATGGATCCATATTATATAATAACTAAAAATTACAAACATTCAATAAATGTTGCAGATATTGTATGGTTGTCTTTATATACAACGGTATGAGTCCATTCAGGGCAAAAGAATGTAGGTGCGACTTTATTTAATGATGTAGCGTTAGACGGAGCATAATTAAAGTTATTGTAATCTTTTTGAAAATTAAATGCAAATTTTTTGTAACCCAAATGACTCTCCAAAAACAAAAGTATTTTCTTTGCTTCGATATTTTTACGCATATTAAATTCTAATGTTATATTATTTAAACTTGGGTTTAATCCATATTTTGAATATTTTTTATAAAAATCATTAACCGTACTTTGTTTATGTTTTGGGGCATGAGATAAAGAAAAAATATTGCTTGGCCTGAAATCAAAAACTCTCTCAGTTAAACTATCCTGGAGATTTATTCCTCCCTGAAAATTACATTTGTGAGCATAAGGGTAAAAGCAGTAATCATTAGGATTATCTATGTATATTGAATTCCTTAATTGAGTGTTATAGGTAATTCCATCAAAACTATCCGAAGAGGAAAGATTATCTTCTCCTTCAATAACTATATTTTGAGCATCCCCAGGAGGTATAACATGAGGAAAACTTAAGACTCTATAATTAATATATGAATTCGGAACATAAAGATGGCTGTATTGATTTAAGTATATAGTATTATTTTCGGATGTATTAGTAAGAATAACAAACTTTAAATGTAAGATTTCAAAAACTTGAAAATTATAGGTTGCACTTAAGTTCTGAAAATCAAAGTTATTAGGCTCTACACTAGATAAAGTACTAGCACCAATACAATTCAATGAAGCAGATACAAAGTTAACATTATCGTAAGATTTATTATGATTAAAATTTAAGCATGTGAATTTATTTTTTTTATAAGGATAAAATGGTTGATAATCAAATGGGGTTAATCTTTTATTCGAAAAACTTCCATCATTAGAATAATTTTGAACTTCATAATAAAATTGACTTTGGAAAAAACTTATTAAGTTTTGTGATTGGAGGTCAGTTAATTCGTTGAAATTTAAATCTAAAGTCATATTCAAGCCGTTAATACCTTTAATCGACCTGGATGACCAGTTGTCTCCAAAATTAGCTGAATCAAGTATTGCTGAAAATTTAGCAGAACTTCCATATGATGGAAGTTCGGTTATTTCGTTTATATTTGTGTCGTTAATTTCCATTATCTTACTGATTGCATTACAGATATAGTGCCGTTTAAATATCCGTCAGAGCTTACACTTAGAGATTCTGAGGTCACAATACCACTACAAGCAAAGCTATGCATGAAACCTGCAGAATCATAATCTACACCAGTATAAGATAAATCAAATATATTTGCAGTCAAATTTGCTCCTCTACCATGGTAGTGCCCATCAAATGTTATTTCTGGATCAAAGTTTTCACCTTCAATTGACATCGTTATAGTTGTTGACTTTTTTGATACTCTAGCTGGAAGAATTCCGTCAGTTGAATCTTTAAGCT